CCCGTTAGGGATGAACGAACCCGTTCCGTGTCGGCTTACTTGCGTCCAATGATATAAGCATCACATTCACCTTCGACTTTCGTACGAAAATAATCTATTAGATACTCCTGTGCATCAGATCCAAGACTCTTATCGCTAAGTATCTCGATTCTGTTTATGTTCCACTCTGAACATGACATATCCCAGTGGAATGAGTTATGTTCAGCAAGGAGAGATGCAAGTAGTGTGAGCTCTATCATTTGGATGAACGTAAAGGTATGTTAGCATACCCACACTATATAGTCAAGCATTTATGTATTTTCTGTTACATTTTCATTTTCTTTTAACAAGTTAGTTATTGTCTTCTCTGTTCCATTCATCATTCTAACTTCGTAGATGGAAGACTTCATATACTTCTTGAGTTTTTTGTATTGTTTTTTGATTGGACCCAATTCATCTAGGTTCAAATCAATGTTTAGATCTTTACCCATCTTTCTTATCCTCTCTTTTTCTTTTCTTTCTTTCGGGAGTTTTTTTACTTGAAGTTGATTTAGAGTTCAAGTAAGTTCTTGGATCAACGATTCCGTCTGTCCATGTAATACTTACAACTCCATCATAATTATCATAATAATGATCGAAGATTTCAACTTTAGATCCTGCTCTCGTAATGTCATGTTTGATTTCGTCTTTGACTTTATAAACTACCAAGAAAGAATCCTTTGGTAGTTTTTTATCTTTTGACATGCTGTGATGACAATCCTTATGAATAAAATCTAAACTCATGATCTTCCACCCCAAGTAATATCTGGATATGCATCCTCAACCATAGACCGAGTGATCTTATATTTCTTTTGAAGTTCTTTATCCTTTACTAAACATAAGATCTCTGCATCTAGTGGATGTAGACCCTGCAAAATTTGAATAAACATAGTCTCTCTACGAAGACCATTCAAACTATCATTTCCACCTTTGATAAAGTTATACAACTTTGTCCACTCTCTACGAAGTGTTGTAAAACCTTGATTGGTATTTACAGTATTATTAAACTCCATAGTAGAGGTTTGTTGACCTATCTTGGTAGATAAGGTACCAGTGCTATTCTGTTCGTCTTTCAGACTTGAGTAAGGCACCTCTCCTGGTGGGAGCAATGATATAACAGTTTCATCAAAGTTCCATATGAATAGTGCTTTTAATGAATCGTGTTCAAATTTTTTAAGTGCTTCCACTTTCTTTGCAGTTGATCTC